GAAACTACTGTGGGTATTTTGGAAAGCACTACTCACAGCATGGTTATCAAGTTGGCTGGAGATTTGGGCAACAACAAACCCATCGTCAAACCAGTGACTGTAAAGCATAAACCAAAGTGTGTAACATGCGGGAAACAGAACAAAGCACACGCCAAGTTCTGTGTAGAGTGTGGGACTGCGTTGGAAATCTACGCTTAACAGCCCCGTACACGGGCTTCTAAGGGGCTAACATACCCTAGCTTGCCCCTTAGGACTCTGTGCGCTTGTAGGGCATTTAAACGGGTGAGAAAGTGTTGCAGAAATACAACACTTTAGTTAACCAAAAGCACTTGCTCTTTTCTAGGGCAGGTGCTATACTACATATAAATAAACATGCAACGAGATAGACTCCGAGCACACTTATACAAAGGATTTTTGTATGCCAAAGAAATACAACACACTAGTCCTAATCGGACGCTTTCAGCCATTCCATAATGCTCATTTAGAGATTATCAAACGTGCAACTGCACTGACTGACCAACTTGTGGTCATAACTGGCTCAGCTAATCAACCCCGCACTTATAAGAATCCGTTCACCAGCATTGAACGTGAACACATGATCAAATATGCTACATCTGGATTGAGTATCCGCATCAGCGTTGAAGCCAATCCAGATACTATCTACAACGACCAAGCATGGGCAGTTCGTGTACAGGCACTGGTAGCCAAGTACACTCAGCCTGGTGATCGAGTAGGTATCATTGGACATAAAAAAGATGAGAGCTCATTCTACTTAGATATGTTCCCGCAATGGACTTTGGAAGAAGTTCCAATGTTTGAACCGTTGGATGCTACTAGCATCAGAGATCTGTACTTCAAGCGTGATGCCAACATGAACTTTATCAAGAGTGTTGTGCCTTCGTCAACTTTCGACATGCTGGCAGATTTCAAACTTGGCCCACAGTATGAACAGATCATCAAAGAGCGTGAGTTTATCGCAGCCTATAAACAGCAGTATGCCAGTTTGCCTTACCCTCCTATTTTTGTTACATCAGATGCAGTGGTGTTCTGTTCAGGACATGTACTGATGATTAAACGCCGTGCAGAGCCTGGCCGAGGACTGTGGGCACTACCAGGCGGCTTCGTCAATGCCAACACAGACAAGAGTGTGGAAGATGCAGCCATTCGAGAGCTGCGAGAAGAGACTGGTATCAAAGTACCTGCCCCAGTCTTGTATGGTAGCATACAGGATAACAAGGTGTTTGATGCTATCAACCGTAGTGCGAGAGGTCGTACTATCACACACGCATTCAAGATTGTTCTACCAGATGGCGACTTGCCAAAAGTCAAAGGACAAGATGATGCAGAAAAGGCTCGTTGGGTACCTATTGCAGAAGTGAAGTCGGAAGACTGCTTCGAGGATCATTATGAGATACTCCAACACTTTTTAGGTGCTTGATATGCGAGACAGGATTGATATCGCAGTATGCATCTGTTTAATGATTATACTCTATGTCAATCTAACTAGTTTACCAGAGCACAACAGAGTAATTCGTGGAACATTGATAAGATTGGAAGTAAAGTAATGTTAAAACATGTCAAGGGCAATTTGATCGACCTAGCAGAAGCAGGCGAGTTTGATATGATAGTACATGGGTGTAACTGTCAAAATGTCATGGGGTCAGGTATCGCGAAGGAAATTCGTGAACGCTATCCCATGGCATATGATGCAGACACACTGGCTACTGAGCAGTGGAAAAAGCCTATTGCCAAACTAGGCAACTTCAGCACCTATGCCACAGTAGGCAAAGGTAAGCCATTCATCATAGTCAACGCTTACACACAGGTGAACTTTTCACCTAGAGGTATTGACCATTTTGAATATGAAAGTTTCTATCTCATCCTAAGGAAATTGGCTGAGTTAGGAGAAGTCCGTTTTGGCTTTCCATACATTGGTATGGGATTGGCAGGCGGCGACAAACAACGTATCTTCGGATTGTTAGAATGGTTCGGAGATGTTGTATCCCAACAGGGCGGTTCGGTCACTGTTGTGGAATTTGAACCCTGAGATAGACTCGGGGATTATTAACTGATAAGGAGTTTATCATGAAACTAGCAAAAAACATCATTCTTAACACAGACAGCTACAAAGTTAGCATGTTCAAACAATATCCACAAGGAACTACAGGTGTATATAGTTACATTGAGTCTAGAGGCGGCCGCTACGATAGAACAGTATTCTTCGGACTACAGGCTTTTATCAAGGAATACCTACTCTTACCCATCACACAATCCGACATTGACATTGCTGATGAGATCCTTACCGCACACGGTGAGCCTTTCAACAGAGCAGGATGGCAGTACATTCTTGACAAGCACAATGGATATCTCCCAGTTGTCATTCGTGCAGTACCAGAAGGAACAGTGGTCCCCGTCAAAAACGTACTCGCAACTATTGAAAACACTGACCCAGAATGCTTCTGGTTAACTACCTGGCTTGAAACTGCCTTGCTTCGAGCCATTTGGTATCCAACTACTGTGGCAACCCAGAGTTACACAATCCGCAAGGTTATTTTAGACTATTTGGAGAAAACAGGTGACCCTAGCCTCATTGATTTTAAGTTGCACGATTTCGGTGCTCGTGGTGTTTCTAGCATGGAATCAGCGGGTATCGGAGGTGCGGCACACATGGTTAACTTCATGGGTAGCGATACTGTTACTGGTGTTTTGTATGCTCGCGAATTTTACAATGCTGGGGTTGCGGCTTTCTCTATCCCTGCCGCAGAGCACAGTACAATTACTAGTTGGGGACGAGACAACGAAGTAAAAGCCTATGACAACATGCTCACACAATTTGCAAAGCCTGGCGCTATTGTCGCTGTCGTGTCTGATTCTTATGATATCTTTAACGCCGCATCTAAACTTTGGGGCGAAGAACTTCGTCAAAAGGTGGTTGACTCGGGTGCTACTGTTGTTATTCGTCCTGACTCAGGCGACCCTGATACTGTATGCCGTAAGCTCGTGCAAATCCTAGACCAAAAGTTTGGTAGCACAGTTAATAGCAAAGGCTTCAAAGTTTTGAACAATGTTCGACTTATCCAAGGCGATGGTGTTAACGAACACACTATCCGTATGATTCTTGGTAGTTTCCAAGTATACGGATACAGTGCAGATAACATTGCATTTGGTATGGGTGGTGCATTGCTACAGCAAGTGGATCGCGATACTCAAAAGTTTGCTATGAAGTGCAGTTCAGCCTGCATCAACGGCAAGTGGGTGCCTGTACAAAAGGATCCAATCACTGATGAAGGCAAGAAGTCCAAAGCTGGTCGTGTTACACTGTACCAAGCCAAAGATGGAACCTTTAGCAGTGGTGTTGAGGATTGGCCAGAGTCTGCACTACAAGAAGTTTATCGTGATGGTAAACTTGTTACTGACATAACTTTTGACGAAGTTCGAGCAAACGCTCGTAAGTAATCAAGATAAGGGGCTTGACAGCTCCTTATCTTTTAAATACAATATAGACAACAAGGCGGACCTGTAACCATATTCCGCCTCCGCTGAAGCGAAAACAGGATGGGCTGCTCTCACGGGGTTTGATAGTTTCCTGACACAAAAATAACTATCGCTTAACCTAAAGGAAAAATAAAATGAAATAGATTGAATATGCGTGTCGGGATGTAGTTTTCCATTTCAACAAAAAGCACTTAGAAGACGAGACTATTCCTATGTGGGTCTTAAAATTTCATGGGGAGACGTTATACGTCAATCATGTAGACTGTAGTATTCCTTGGAGCACTAAGGAAACACCCAATAACAGTCATACCAAAGGTAGCATCAAAGTCAAAGACTGTTTACTCAGGATAGACGAAGAAAATTCTGCTACAATTTCCACACTTACCCTAATAGATAAAATTCGTTTGCGCAATCAAAAGTTGGGCATCACACGAGTTATGTTCTCACCTCACAAGACTTTTCACAAGGCCTTGGAGCGTAAGGAATTCAAACACAGTCCATTCAAGCACATACGTGGTGCTTGTAGCAGTGGATTTGTGATCTGTGATCTATTGGATAAGAGGGAGTTAACTTTGGCGGGGCTGAAATACACAGGTGAGTTCCGCATCGTTAAACCAAACGAAGTATACTACGATATGTATGATAATACTAAAGGGGATAATATTCCAGTGGACTACGGGCATCCTAGTACACCGTACGAATATAGTTAACCGAAAGTAGGTGGGGTGCCTGCTGGTGGAGCAGCAGCTGGGCCAATAACGCCGCCCAAGCTACAGAGTTCGCCAATACCAGCAGGTGCTCTTCCATCAATTAAAATCTTAGCTGCCGCGCCAAGTGTGCCTACAACTGTTTCACCAGGGTGGTTGGCGACCGCAGTGCTATGTGCGCTGACGATATCACCAGCTAGTGCGATGGGCAAACCACAGACAGTGACTGTAGATGAAGCTGTGATTATCCCAACTCCAGCTTCATCTGTTACTGTACAACCTGTATATGCGAATGGTGCTGTCATGCTGTTATTTATAGACGGCTAACAGTCTCAATTCCTGTTGTAGCTTTGATGTATTGATCAGCTGCTGACTTCATGCTGGGTGTGCTGATCATAATATGCTCTTTGGGGATACCAATTTTGGCCATAGGATCAGCAGTAATAATCCAATTAGTGAGACCGATACCGTTGCTGCCATAAGTCAGCGTCATTGGCTTACTCAGTGTTAACACTTCACCTGTATCAGAATCTACTCGTCCTATGACCTCTTCTGCGCTACGCAACTTGATCGTAACGATATCGCCAACAGATGCTGGCTTTTGTATTAATAACATTATTCGTCTCCTGGCGCTGGGCCGTTATATGGTAAATGATAATTCTGTGGACCGTCTTCGTTGGCATCCTCGGCTTCCCAAGTAGTGCCTCCACCTTTGTTGTCTACTGTTCTCAAAAAGTGATCAAAGAATATTTTGATCTCTTCCCAATCTTCATCGCTCTGCACTTCGTCAGTTATTTCATCCAAATAACTTCTCATGGTTTCTTCGTCCAAGCGCCTTTCGATATCTTCATACATGAACATATAGAACTTGTCACCCTTGAAGGTCATTTTCACATGTGCCATATCTTCCGGCTCCGATGGATCAATGAACCATTCAGCAGTCCATCTACTGGGTGCTTCAATCACATTACCATCTTCGTCTTTGAATTCTGGCCACTCAATTGACTCGGGAACTTTATCTTTTTCTTCGTTGCTCATAATTGTCCTCTTCGTTATATTTAATACAGCTGATCTGCGGCTTCTAACTTTTCAAAATGTCCGTATTTTAGTAGATACAGTGTTTTCATTTTTTCTTCGTAGAAGTCTAGATGTATTTTAAAATCGTAATACCCGCCATCCATTTTGGGAACCCAGTATCTGTGTTCACGCACAGTGAATCCCAACTTGCGTTTGAGTACACTAGGGATGATGATGTTTTGAGAATAGTCCTCGCGGATCTGACTCCATACTCTGTTCCAACTGTTAGGTGTGTAGATAATTGCTCTCATGCAGGACTGCTCCCCACTTTAATAAAAACAAGGTCAAATCTTTACCATCTCTAAAACCAATGATATATTCTTCCACAGTGTCATTTTGATTGCTGTTGATATTGCCACAGACCCATCTATAATCTTCGTCAAACATCATGTGTGGGTGCTTGAATAAACGGTTGGGCCCATATGTTTTCAAACACCATTCAAAAATAGGCTTAAGATTTTTTCTACTCAATCCCATGGGTATGTTTCTAAATGTCCAACCTTCTTTATAACATTGATGCAGTGTTCTCATTTCTTCGTTAAAAATTATGGCCATTATTCACTCGCTAATATTTCAAACAGTGTAGCATACTGTACTTCTGGTTCCATATGAAATCCTGTGCCCCATACTACCCACACTTTGCGTTTATAGACTTTCTTCCAAAAGATTCTTTTACCAGTGATGGTAGTGACCCAGGGCCACCATATGAACACCTCATGCCATGGGTAGCAATCTACTCCGTTAGTTATTACAGTGTATTCCAATTAACTCCACCTTAAGCTGAACCAAGCAGCTTCTCTATGGTCTTCGAACACCCAAACCAATCCCATAGTCTCCACGCCCTTCTTGCAGGTTGTTCTAATCCATTCATCTATGGCATCGCTGGTTTCGTGAGTCATCGGCGTCAACACTATCTTGACCCACCCCAACTCCTGCAACATTGAAGTCAGTATACCAAAATCTATTTCCTTGGCGATTTGATCCGCTGCATGTTTGGAAAATGGATACTCTATCTCAAAAGAGTTTTCTGGATCTCGATCAGTCAACTGTCTTTTCTTTTTCATATCATGCCCATCTTAACAAAAATATTGTTAGGTACTTTTCTTCTTTGAACGCAAATGTAGTATTACCAAATCCTGTAGAAACTGCCCATAGTTTACTGCCCAGACTTTCCCAAGACTTAGGAATACTAAACGCCCAACCACCATGTCCTATATTCTGTTCACACCAAGCTATCATATCTAAATGTTCGTGGTATCGAGTGTTGTCAAATATTATTACATTCATGCCCACATCAACCAAAACATAGTTGCGACTTTGTCATCTCTGAATTCCAAATAGTAGACATCGTTAAAAACTTTAACGCAGTACCAATCTTTGCAATACTCCCAACCACGCTGTGTCATCCATTCATGCACTTTGGGAATAGGCTGAAGCTGTTCAAACCCAGTTTCATAATACAATAATTTTTTCTGTTGGTGTTTATCTAGAAAGAATCTCAACCCCACCTCAATAAAAACATAGTCACAGACTTTTTGTTCTTGAATTGAAATTGATTATAAGACATCCTTCTACCACAGTTGTTTTTATTGCACCAATCAGCGATCTCTACCATCATCTCTTCTCTCATGCCAGTCATTGTTATAGCACCATGGCTATAACGCATTTCACACTCTAGAGTTATTGGGCTGTCTTTAGTCTGCTTCCAATGATATCCTATGATGTTTCCCAACTGCCTAACCGTGCCTCCTGCGACTTTGTATGCTACTGCCATACGATATAACCGCGGCTATATCCTGCTGGTCTAGCAACACCATCCTCAAATGCCTTCTGCCATTCTGTGTCTCGTTGATAGCTCTGTGTCCAAAACTTGTCCACAGCCAAACTGCCATTAGTGATCCAATATTCCGCATCCTTCATGCACTTGTGAAAACCTTTAGTGCGTGGACTTGGGAACATAATTGTACAGGCCTTCCAAAGTAAATTGCCAAAGTCAGTGCTGACTTGTTTCTGTGCACCAAATACCACTAGAGACTCTTCTCTAACTATAGGCTGATCAAACACACAGGTCTTGTCGCTCAAGTCTATGACAACATCGTATGTTCCATTGTAAGTGGATTTTAGAACATTGCCCCAAAGTTCCTTGTTACTTCGTCCTACGACATCGATTTCAAATTCCAAATGATTAAGCATGACTGTGTTATAGGCTACCCATGCTAGGAATCCACTACCCAGTATCAACATACGCTTGCTGGGACCACTGCGTTCAGCTATCTCACGTATGGGCTGATGCACGATGTTGATTCCACAGGCCACAGGCTCTAAGATATATTTGGGACTAGCCTCTGGTACTAAGACATATTCATTCTTACGCACATTGTAGTAGTCTGAGTAAGCAGGTTCGCCGCGTGTTGCTACGATGTCTCCCTGTTTGATTCCTAACACATTAGCGCCAACTTTAGTAACTTCGCCTAGTCCTTCGTGTCCCTGCATTTCTAAAGGCAGTGGACCAAAGTTGCCCTGCATCATATCGATGTCGCTACGACAAACGCCTGTCATGATAGCACGTACTTCAATCTCTTCACTGGTGGGTTCTGGTTTATCCCAAGCACCCTGTGTAAATTTTCCGTCACCTGTTGTAACTAAAATTCTCGTTCTCATAGTTTCCCTATCACCTTATGAATCCAAATATCTTGTTCTAGTTGTTCCTGCCAAAAGTCATCATTGTCTATATTATCTATGGCAGTCTTTACCATATTGACGTATGCTTCTTCAGGACACCAACCAAGTTCAAATGCCTCTACACTATTATCCTGCATGATAAACTGTATGGAACTATCGTCATTAGTCATACTGCGCCAATCAGCTTGACAGCCCCATTTGCTGCCAAAGTCAACATGGCATTTGTCGTCCACATCATAAGTGCCGTTTGGATTAACGACTCCATACTCAGTGCTTTCGATATCTTTTAAATTCCACATCATCTGTGCGTCCATATTATTGATTGCTTCAGAACGCCAGTTGGGATTTAATGCTATGTATAGACTTAACAAGTGCGGCATCAAGTCTCGGCTAACACCACCAAAAGCTAAATCGCGTGTAGTAAACCAACTGCCTGGACTGGGAATACAGTTCTTTCTAATCCAACGTATGTTAACAGTCCTGGCCTTGTCAGCTAGTTCTTTCAGCTCGCCGATATTGCCGCGCCACATATTGTTCTTGACCATCATGAAGCGTGTGTCAGGAAAGTCTCTAACCAATTTACTCCAACTGTCTACATCTTTAAGACCTGGCTTTTCGATTATGACTATTTTACAAAACGGTGCTATGGATCTAGCCAGTTTTTCATGTGTGTAGTTGGGAGTACAGATATGCCCAACCAAAAAATTCTCATATGACAAAATAGCAGGACCAATGCTTGGAAAGTCTGCTCTCTTGCCAATATCTTGATCCACAGTTATTGGATCCAGGTTCAATGTTTGAGCAACGGATTTATAAAGTTGGCCAATGCCCATTCCAACTATTAGACTATTATTATTTTTCATGTTAGTATATTATAGTATTTAGGCTCATAAGTCAATTGCCTTTGGTAAAATCACGCATTGACTTTTAGGTAGTATCAGCATATAATTGTTACATGCTTGCAAGAGCAACATTTAAAAAGGAACTGAAATGAACAAGGCAGAATTGGTATTTGAACAATTAAAGGACTATTGTAAGTCCAGCACTGGCACTGACAGCACATGGCAAGGCAAGAGCGGTACTTACAAGTATGAGATTGGTCGCCCTACAGCAAACGGCACTATTAATGGTGTTATCCGTAAGTTAGCAGGTATTGAAGCAGCTGGCAATCAAATTTGGGTAGTAGCTGGCAGCATCAAGGTTGATATCAATGGCGAGTGGCATCGTGGCACAGGTATCCCACGCAAGCTACAGAAAGATTGGACACAGACAGCGTTGTTCTTGTATGAGCAGCAGTCTAAAGCCAAAGCACAGCAGACAGCTGACATCACTGTTTAAGGAGTAACACATGGCTAAACTAACCAAACTGGCTAAGGTAAACGAGTCAATCACCATCAACCGTTATGATAACGCATGGATGGTTGAGATTGGTGGACGCGACAAGAAAGAGGAATGGAAGAATTCCAAGACTGTCTGCAACACTGAAGAAGAATTGATCGCCTTGATCAAAGAATATAACACTATGGATTTGGACAACTGATATGGCAGTCTGGACCGTACGAACCTACTACAAGAAAAACGTTCAAGAAGTTGAAACGTATGTGCAACGAGATGGCGAAGGTAAGGTAACTGTTACCAACGGATTTCGTTGGGGGTCGTGGACTGTAGAAACGTCTGACGACAATCCTCCAGAGTTTGAATTTACAGAAGTACCAAACGGCGACGGTCGCAAAGACAGCATCAACATGCTGGAGTGTGAAGTCAACAACATTGAAAGTGTTGAACTCATCGACATGGATGATGGCGGCTGCTGGTACGATGTGGAAATCGAAGGACTTGACGAGGATGCTGAAGAAGAGATCCGTGAGTTCCTAGATGAGAACAGTCCATATGATTTGGAAGAACGTGAAGACGGTTGGATGCAGGGTGACACCGAATGGTGGATCTGGGGCCCAATCGAAATCCAAGACGAAGATGGCAAAACTGTGCGCATCATCTGCGCTGATGATGATGGCAATGTCATCGACTTCAAAGATGGTGAAGTAGACAGCGAAGGCGGAGAAACAGACTAATGGCAACACTGGCTGAGAAGAAACAACTGATCGAGGAAATCAAAGGCGTTAGGCGTGTTGTGATCAACAACTGTCATGGCGGCTTTGGTCTCAGCCATGAAGCTATCATCCTGTATCACGAGCTACAGGGCAAGCCACTCTGGACTGTTTACAATGAAGGCACGTTCAATACTTTGATCCCATGGAGGTACTTTACGCTGCCTGAAGATCAGAGGGTCGAGCCTTTGGAAGGTGAAGCTTGGCATGCTGCATCTACGCAGGAGCGTATTGCTCATAATCAAGCATGGGATCGTCAGACATTCACTGATCGAGATGTTGAAAGAGACGACCCGTATTTGGTCAAGGTAGTGCAACAGCTAGGATCAAAAGCCAATGGAAGACACTCTGATTTGAAAGTAGTTGAAATTCCTGCCGATGTAGATTGGATCATCGAAGAATATGATGGTGCAGAATGGATCGCAGAAAAACATAGGACATGGAAATGAGTTTTATTTTAATAAGCACTATCTGTTTGGTTGCTGTGGCAGCAGTAATGGTCATAGCAAACATGACATTTAAAGACAGCGACTGTAACCAAAATTGTAATCAAGGACGCAGTTGCGACTGCCACGGACATGATGACCACAAAACGACTACAATCATTTAATATTGCATTGATGCTGGTATCTTCATTTTTGGTTATGTTACTGCTCATTGTCTTCTTGCCCAGACACGGCGAAGTAGTATATAATTGTAGCATAGCAGAAATTAGTCCGGACTTTCCACCCGAAGTCCGAGAGCAGTGTAGAAAACTTTATGCAGAAGCATATAAGAAAGAGCATAGCAAATGACCATGCATCTTGTGGGTCCGTATTTGACCACAACCAATTATAAAAAGCGCCAAGCTAAAATGACCAAAGCCAAGGCAGCGGAACTGGAACAGCGTTGGCGTGATTACAATAAGTGGGCTAAACGCAATAGTCTGCCTACAATGGCCCTGGATGAGTACATCAACTACACTCGTGGTAAGGCCGTTGTTACCAAAAAGACTGTTCCCATTCCAAAAGAGGCTCCCGACTTAACCTATCGTGGAATGGACCACAGAGAACGATATCCCAGTTTGAACAGCAAGGATGTCTGTGGTATCGCTGCCAAACGTGAAAGTCCTGTGTACACAGGCACACTAATCAAAGGCATTGCTACGATGCACAAGAGCAATGCTGTGCCAGTTTTCAATTCCGAACAGGCACAAGATATCGCCAAAATGCGTCGATAAGGTTGACAATATCTAATTTTCCTGTATAATATGAAGTATGCTAGCGCACAGGGTGTTAGCATACTGAGGCGAGTGAAAGCCGAGGTTTTTCTAAGTTAAAGGAAATAAGATATGTCACAGAAGCAAGACGCCGTCATGGCACCGTTTGA